ATGGTTAAGAAATTCTCCGACCTTCGGGCGCAAATGTCGCCTGAGGCACAGGCCCGCGTCGAGGCCAAGGCCCAGGAACTGTTGGCTGAAATGCCCCTGAATGAGTTGCGCCAGGCTAGAGGCTTGTCGCAGAAGATGCTGTCTGAAGTGCTGCAGGTGCAGCAGCCGGCAATTGCCAAAATGGAGCGGCGTACGGATATGTACATCTCCACCTTGCGCAGCCACATCGAAGCCATGGGTGGCCAGCTGGAAGTGATCGCACGCTTCCCGGATGGCGCGGTGAAAATCAGCAACTTCGCGGATATCGAAGAGGCGGGCGCCTAAGGATGAGGCACGCTAGTGGCGTGCAACAATGGTGGGGGGGGTGAAAATATCCGGTTTCGCCTGAAGCTAGACCGCCCCCGCCCGCATTCGCACATTTTTTCCGTTCTCTAGGAATTTTGTTAATGGCGTTAACAGACAAACACAACGACGGTTTGTTGACGCGAAGGCCCGAGGAGCATCCAACAAAGCTGCCGCCGAAGCCGCTGGCTACGCGCCTTCCAGCTCTGCGGCCGCTGGCGCTCGACTTGCCAAGCACCCCGAAATCATCGCCGCCCTGAAGATGTTAAAGGGGCGGCGAGATGTTAAAGCCAAGGAGCCTTCGCCGAAGCAGGGCAAGGACCATGAAGCGCCGCTCGGCGATGAGAGGGAACCTGATGGCGAGTACCTGGATTGCCTGCCGTTTACGGAGGACCCGCTGGTCTGGCTGGTCAACCTGATGAATGAGCCGCGGGCGAAGGTCTTCGATCGCCGCAGCGCGGCTCAGAAAGCTGTCGATTTCTTCCATGGCAAGAAGGGCGAGATGGGCAAGAAGGAGCAGAAAGCCGAGGCCGCGAAGCAAGCCGGCAAAGGCAAGTTCGGCCAGGGCAAGCCTCCACTATCCGTCGTCAAGGGGTAAACCATGCTCTGGACCACTGCCTGCCCTGACTGGTGGCGGCGCTTGAGTGCTGGTGAATCGATCATTCCACCGCCGCTCTTTCCTGAGGAAGCCGAGGAGGGGCTCAGCGTATTCCGGGAATTGAAGATCGTAGACGCTCCCGGCTCCCCGACAATCGAGGCCGCATGCGCCCCCTGGGTGCTCGACTTCGCCGGCGCCATCTTCGGCAGCTACAACAATGAGACCGGCCAGCGACTGATCACCGAGTACTTCCTCTGCATCCCGAAGAAGAACTCGAAGTCGACCATCGCAGCCGCGATCATGCTGACCGCCTTGATCCGCAACTGGCGGCTTGAGGCCGAGTTCATCATCCTGGCGCCGACCAAGGAGATCGCCGACAACAGCTTCAAGCCGGCGGCGGCGATGGTGAAGCACGACGAAGAGTTGTCGGATCTGCTTCATGTTCAACCGCACCTGCGGCTGATTACCCACAATCAGACTGGAGCCACCCTGAAGGTAGTGGCCGCTGATAGCGATGTGGTCGGTGGCAAGAAGGCCGTCGGCGTGCTGATCGATGAGGCCTGGCTGTTCGGCAAGAACCCGAAGGCACCGGACATGATTCGGGAGGCCACTGGCGGCCTGCTGTCTCGCCCTGAAGGTTTCATCATCTGGCTCACGACCCAGTCGAACGAGCCGCCCGCCGGGGTGTTCAGGTCCAAGCTGACCTATGCCCGGGGCGTCCGTGACGGGCGCATCGAAGACAACCGGTTTCTGCCGATCATCTACGAGTTCCCGAAGGAGATGATCGAGAGCGGAGAGGCGCGCCGGCCAGAGAACTTCCACCTGGTCAACCCGAACATGGGCTACTCGGTGGATCGGCCTACCCTCGAGCGCCTGTTTATGCAGGCAGAACTCGACGGTGAGGCCGAGGTGCGCGGGTTCCTCGCCAAATTCCTGAACATCGAGATCGGGCTGGCGCTGATGTCCGACAGTTGGGTCGGCGCCGCATTCTGGGAGCCGCAGGCGCTGCCAGGCCTTTCGCTGGATGCCCTGATTGAGCGCTGCGAGGTGATTGTTGGCGGCGTCGACGGTGGCGGCCTAGACGACCTGCTGGCGCTGACGCTGTTGGGCCGTGAGCGAGGGGGGCGCCGGTGGTTTCACTGGGTGCATGCCTGGGCGCACCCCTCGGTGCTGGAGCGCCGGAAGTCCGAGGCTCCCCGGCTCCATGACCTCGCGGCGGCTGGTGATCTGACCCTGGTTGAGAAAATCGGCGATGACGTTGAGGAGTTGGCGGCGTATGTCGCTCGGGTCAACGACGCCGGTCTGCTCGACAACGTCGGGCTCGACCCTGCCGGCATTGGCGCCGTGATCGATGCGCTATTGGCGGCGGGGATCACCGAAGAGCAGATAGTCGGCATCTCTCAGGGCTGGAAACTGACCGGGGCCATCAAGACCACGGAAAGGAAGCTGGCCGAGGGTGTGTTGATGCACTGCGGTCAGTTGCTTATGGCCTGGGCCTGCGGCAACGCCAAGGGCGTGCCTTCCGCCAACGCTTTCCTGATCACCAAGCAGGCGTCCGGCACCGCGAAGATCGACCCGTTGATGTCGACGTTCAACGCGGTATCGCTGTTGTCCCTCAATCCGGAGGCGCGCGGCGGCATGGATGACTACCTCAACAACGGCTTCTTTGGACTCATAGGCTGACCATGACATTTCGCTGGTACAACCCTCGCACGTGGCGGATGTTCGGCTACACCGACCCAGCCACGGGTGATTACGTCGAGGTAGACCTTGAGGTCGGCGGCAAGAGCACAAAGGCCGGCGTGCGAGTGACCACCAAGACCGCGCTGTCGATCAGCATGGTCTGGTCGTGCGTGAAGATCCTTTCGGAGTCGCTGTCGGGCCTGCCGCTGAAGCTCTACGAGGATGTGGACGGCGAACGGCTGCTGGTGTCGCGAAAGGATCGAGCGCAGAAGCTCCTCCGCAAGCCCAACCCATTCATGACGAGGCTGAACTTCCTGAAGTTCGTGGTCGTGAACATGGCGCTGCGTGGTAACGCCTTCGCACTGATCGAACGCAACCGCCACGGCGAGCCGATCGGTTGGATTCCGCTCAGTATCGACCGGGTGACCATCGACACCGACGAGGACCTTCTCTACTGGGTGCAGCCCAAGGATGGGAAACCATTCCCGGTTTCTCCGGAGAACATGCTGCATTTCAAGATATTCAGCATGGACGGCATTGTCGGCTTGTCGCCTATCGAGTACCAGGCGGAGACCATGGGCCTGGCCAAGGCGGGCCAGCAATGGTCTGCGCGCTTCATGCGTAAAGGCGGCTTCACGGGTGGCTATGTCATCTACAAGGAGTTCCTGACCGACAAGCAGCAGACTCAGGTCATGGCCAGGTTTCCGGACGTCCGTAAGGCGGACGCGGACGACATCGGCAAGATGGCCGTCCTGCAGGGTGGCCCGACCATCGTTCCTGCCGGCATAAGCCAGAAGGATGCTCAGTTCATCGAGTCCCAGCAGTTCCAAGAGGAAGCGCTTGCCGGCATCTACGGCGTGCCGCTCTGGCTGGCCAACCGCGCCGGCAAGACCTCGATCATGGGTTCCAACCTCGAACAGCAGTTGACTGGCTTCACCACCTTCGGCCTTAAACCATACGCCGATGCAGTTGAGGATGAGCTCAACGACAAGCTTTATGGTGACTCGGACCGCTTCGTCGAGTTCGTGCTCGAAGGTCTGCAGCGCGCTGACAGCGCCGGTCGCGCCACTCTGTTCGCTGCGGCTCTTGGTGGCTCCGGTGGTTCCGGCTGGATGACCATCAACGAAGTTCGCCGCAAAGAAAACCTTCCGCCACTTGATGGCCCTGAATACGACCGGGTCTCCCGGTGGGAGATGCAGACCAATGCTCAGCAAACTTGATTGCCCCTTCGAGGTGAAGGCCGCTGACGAGGCGGGCAACTTCGAGGGCTACGCCGCAGTGTTCGACAACGTCGACCTCGGCGATGACGTGATCCTCAAGGGCGCCTTCACCAAGGTGAAGACCGCTCGCAACGGCCGGTTGAAGCTGGCGCTGTACCACGACCTGACTCGGCTGGTCGGAACCTCGGAGTTCACCCAGGATGACCGAGGGCTGTTCCTCAAGGGCCGAGTGAACCTGGCAGTCAGCTACGCACGCGACGCCTACGAGCTGATGAAGGACGGCAGCCTCGACAGCATGTCCATCGGGTTCAACACCATCGAAGCCAACTTCGAGCAGCGCGCCGGGCGGCAGGTCCGAGTCATCAAGGCCGCCGAACTCTGGGAGGCGTCGTTCGTTCCGTTCGGCATGAACCCTGAGGCCGAGGTCATCAGCGTCAAGTCGGACATCCGGCTTTTCGAGAACGCCCTGCGCGAACGCATGGGCCTCTCGCAGAAGGAAGCGGCAGCAGTCGCTTCGCTCGGCTACCCCGCGCTCCGCCGTGACGGCGGTAGCGAGGCCACGGCGATCGTGGAAGAGCTGAAAGACATTTCAACCCTGTTCACCACTCATTTTGGAGTATCGCCATGAGCGAAGTGAAAGAACTGAAGGACTCCCTGGAGCTGCAACTGAAGAACGGTTTCGACGGGCTCCAGAAGAAGTACGACCAGGCCATCACCGAGGTCGAGAAGGGCAACCAGGTTGCCACTGAGCTGAAGAAGGAAATTCAGACCCAGAAGGACGAACTGCAGAAGGTCATCGACCAGGTGCAGGATCTGGAGCAGAAGGGCGTCAAGCTGCGCGGCGGACCCGGCGAAGGCAAGAGCTTCATCGATATGGTGAAGTCGCACGACGGCTACAAGGCGCTGCAACAGAAGAGTGCGAATGCCGCCGACATCGAGGTCACCAAGTCGGACCTGGCGTCGATGAAGGAAACCAAGGTCACCAGCGCCGGCATCGTTGCGCCGAACTACGACCCGACCATCCAGCCCGGCATCCGCCAGGAACTGCGCATCCGCGACCTGCTGACCAGCATCCCGGTCAGTGGCCAGAGCTACACCTACTACCGCGAGCTGCTGCACACCCGTGGCGCGGGGCCGGTAGCCGAAGGTGCGCTGAAGCCCACCAGCAACGTGACCTTCGAGTCGGTGACCGACCGCGTCAAGAAGCTGGCCGTGTGGATGCCGGTCACTGACGAGGCCCTGGACGACGTGCCGCAACTGTTCGGCTACATCCAGGAACTGCTGCGCTACGACCTCAAGCTGGAGGAAGAAGCGCAGATCCTCAAGGGTGACGGCACCGGCGAGAACCTGAACGGCCTGATGACCCAGGCGACCACCTACGACACCGCCTTGAACAAGGCTGGCGACACCTCCATCGACATCGTGCGCCGCGGCATCTACCAGGTCCGCAAGCAGTCGAAGCTGTCTGCCGACGGCGTGGTGATGACCGAGCTGGACTGGATGAACATCGAGCTGCAGAAGGATGGCGAAAACCGCTACCTGTTCGCCAACTTGCAGGGCCTGGTCACCCCGGTGCTCTGGGGCCGCCCGGTGATCACCTCGGACAGCATGGACGAAGGCGCGCCGGCGAACGGTGAAGATCCGGCCACCGGCGGCGAGTTCCTGATCGCCAACTTCGCCCGCTCCTCGATCCTCTTCGACCGCATGTCGTTCCTGTTCAAGATGGGCCTGATCAACGATCAGTTCATCCGGAACGAACGGGCGCTACTGGTTGAGGAGCGTCTCGGTCTGGGCGTGCGTCGTCGCGAGGCGTTGGTGAAAGGCCGCTTCGCGGCGTAACCCCTGATGAGGCCGGCCGCAATGCCGGCCTCTTCGTTTCCAGGAGGCAACATGAAGATCAAGGCACTTTGGGGTTTCGTAGGTGACGCGAAGAAGCTCGGGGCGGAGTCGGCCCAGGTTCGCGCGGGCCAGGTGTTCGAGAAAGTCGACGATGAGTATGCACACGTCCTGATCGGCAAGGGGCTGGCTGCTGAGGTCGGGGAACAGACCAAGCCGAAAGAGACCAAGCCGGCGGCTCCGAAAGGGGCCAAGTGATGGAGATCGACTGGGATGCCGATCCATCCATCCTGGCGAAGGTGAAGCTTCAGGCCAGGGTCGAGACGGACGAGGAGGACGAGCTCGTAAAGGGCTATGTCGCCGCGGCGCTTTCCCATGTCGAGCAGCACTGTGACTGCCGGCTGGTCGAAGGTGAGCCCACCGCTCCGGATGAGATCGGCCTGACGCCGGATGTGTGGCAGGCAGTGTATTTGCTTGTCGCGCACTGGTACGCCAATCGCGAGGCGGTTGCGCTGGGCACCATCGCCACTTCGGTTCCGCTCGGTGTCGAGCGCCTTCTCTGGTACAGGAAGAGATTCTGATGAGAGCTGGTCCCCTTCGGCATCGAGCGGATCTGCTCGAACTGCAGCGAGTTCCTGACGGCGGGGGTGGCTATTCCGAGCAGTGGGTCTTCCTGCGCAAGGTGTGGGTTGAGATCACCCTGCCGACTGGTCGGGTGGCGACCGTTGCAAATCAGTTGCAACCGGTTATCAGCGCTGAGATCCGAGCGCGCCCGCATGGCGATCTTGTCGTTGGGCGCCGGTTGTCCCACGGCGGCATCACCTACGCGATAAACGCGGTCCTTCCCGATAACGAGAACAGCATGCTCAGGCTGCTGTGCTCCAACGTTACCCCTACACCGAGGTAAGCAAAATGGTGCTTCGAGCAACAGCGCAACTGAGCGGTGCCGTGACCGCCAACAAGGGCGATGACGTAAGTCATCATCCCGCTGAAATCCTCAACCCGCTGATGGCGCGTGGCTTGGTATTCGACGACGGCAAGGACTACCCCAGCGCCTCTGTGCCGCCCGCCTCAAAGGCCAGGAAGCGGCCGCGCCGCAAGGGGTGAACCATGGGCAGGCGCTCTCGCATAAAGGGCGACTTCAAGCTGCGCGGCGTGCTGCGACGGATCGCAGCGCTTGACCGCAGCGACCTACCAAGGGGAATGGCGCAGGCTGCCGACCTGGTGTTGGCCACGCAGCAGAACATGATCCCCCGGGACACCGGAGAGGCCGCCGCCGCGCTTCAGGTGCGGATCAGCCGGAACGGCCTGGATGCCCGGATTGGCATCATCGGCAAGCGCGACAACCGGCGCTTCTACTACCTGAAGTTCGTGGAGTACGGCACCAAGGGCTACAGCGGTACGGTCTACCGGCGTCGGGATGCTGGCGCGGTGGGCGGTGAGCACACCGTCAACAGGGATCGCAGCCAGTTCTCCGGCCGCAATCGTCTCGGGCGTCGTGCGACCAAGAACAAGTCGGATGGCGAGAACTTCTTCGGCTACTACCCGGATATTCCGGCACGGCCGGCGCATCCATGGCTGAGGCCGAGCATCGACATGAACCGCGACGACATCCGGATAATCATCCGCGGCGCCATCGATAGCACCCTGGCGCGCGCGGCGAAGGGGGCGCTCAATGGCTGATCCAGGCTTTGCCCTGCAGCGCGCAATCTACCAGCGACTGAGCGCCGAGCTCACCGTCCCGGTATTCGACGCGGTGCCGGATGACACCCTGTACCCGTACGTGACCATCGACCGCGAAGTCGCGCAGAACACCAGCCCGATCTCTGGCCGCAAGCGCAAGCAGCGGCTGATCTATCTCAGTGTCTGGAGCGACCACCAGGGGCAGGCCGAGGTCCGCCGCATCCTCAATGAGATCGATGCGGCGCTGGACGAGCGTCACCTCTCTGTCGACGAAGGGCGCGCGGTGTCGGTCAGGGTTATCGCGTCGGACACCAACCGCGAACCGGACGGTCGGACCTACATGGGTTCCGCTACGGTACGCGTCATCACCACTTCCTGAGATGTATCAACCTGAGCCACTGGAGGAACCCATGGCAGACAATCTCAACACCGCCGCTGGCTGCCGAATCTCGATCGGCACCAAGAAGCCATCGGCCACCAAGACCGAGTACGAGGCAGATGTGTACGTCGAAATCGGCGAAGTCGAGGACCTGGGCGAGTTCGGCGATACCTTCAGCAACGTGAACTTCACTGCGCTGAGCGACGGCCGCGTGCGCAAGTACAAGGGCACTGCCGATGCGGGCGACATGACCCTGACCGTTGGCCTGGACAACGGCGACGCCGGCCAGTTGGCGCTCAAGAACGCCCATGCCGACCGCTCGAAGGGCAACTACAACATCCGCATCACCCTGAACGACGGCCTGCCGGGAGATCCGGCGGCTGAGCCTCCGGTGCCGGCGGTGCCGCCCACCACCTTCTACTTCGGTGCGAAGGTGATGAACAACACCGTGGCTGCTGGCAGCGCCGACAACGTGGTTCGCCGCAATGTGACCCTGGGCATCAACACCGACATGAGCGAAGCCCTGCACGGCACCGTCACGCTGGTGATCGGTGCCCGTACCTACACGCTGCAGCCGACCCTGGAGGCCGCGCTGAAGATAGAATCGCGCTTCGGCGGCCTGCGCCCGGCGATGGAGTCCATGCGCCTGCTGAGCATTGGTGCCTGCGCTGATGTCGTGATCGCTGCCGCCGGCCTGAAGCCGGAGGAGCACACGACCCTCGCCACGCAGGTTTTCGAGACTGGCGTGGTCAAGGTCTCCGCGCAGCTCACCGACTACATCACCGGCCTGCTGAGCCCTGTGCCGCCGAGCATAGCTGAACGGGGAAAGCCCGAGGCGGCCAGCACAGCGCCGTGAGGAATGGCAGTTACGTCGACTATCTGTTCGGCGTTGCTACCGGCTGGCTGGGCTGGCCGCCTGACACTGCATGGCGAACGCCCATCCCTCAGATACTGATGGCGCTGGATGCCCGCCTGGATTGGATGGGTGGTGGCAAGGCTCAGCAGCACGCCGCGCCGAAACAGAAGGCCAGCGTGGCCGACCGCTTGAAAGCGTTCCTGCGGGGACGACAGGAACCATAGCGCCGCCTTCTGGCGGTTTTTTTACGCCCGGAGAACACGATGTCCGACCAAGAAGTCCAGGGGATGCTGATTCAGCTGGAGGCCACCACTGCGCAACTGCGTCGGGAACTGGCCGGTGCGGACAGTGTGGTCGCCAGGACAACGCAGAGCATCGACCGCAACCTGGCTCAGGTCGATTCCGCGTTTGACCGGACGGCTCGAGGCGCCCAGCAGGCTGGCACGCTGATCCGTGGCGCCTTCGCTGCGATCGCCGGTGCCGGCCTGGTGGGCAGCATCATCCACCAGGTGGACGCCTACGGTCAGATTGCCGACCGCCTGAAGATGGCCACCGGCAGTACCGAGGAGTACAACGAGGTCCAACAGCACCTGCTGCGCACTGCGCAGGAGACCTACCGGCCGTTGGCTGAGGCGCAGGAGCTGTACATCCGCACGGCCGACGTCATGCGCTCGCTGGGTTTCGACACCCAGCAGACCCTAGACATCACCGACAGCTTCAGCTTCCTGCTGGTGACCAACGCAGCGTCGGCCGACAAGGCCAGCTCGGCGCTTGGCGCCTACTCGAAGGCCCTGCAAACCGGCAAGGTCGAGGCTGATGGTTGGGTATCGATTCAGGACGCGATGCCGACCATCGTCGATGCGATCGCCAGCGCGACCGGCAAGAGCGCGGAAGAGCTCCGCAAGCTGGGCGTACAGGGCAAGCTGTCGCTGGACGACATCAACACCGGCTTGCTGCGTACTGTGGAGGTCAACCGCAAGGCTGCCGCCGACATGTCGGTGAGCGTGCAAGATGCTCTGGTCAACATCCAGAACGCCCTCGGCGATTTCTTCGGTCGTATGGAGGAGAGCACTGGCGTTGTGGCTGGCCTGGCCAGCGTCATCAGCGTGGTGGGCGACAACATCGACAGCGTGGCCGCTGTGATGGCGGGGGCTGGGGTTGCTGCGCTGACCGTGTACACCGCTCGTGGCGCACTGGCGATCAAGACCGCCCTGGCTGATCGTGCGGCCCGGATCTCCCAGGCTGAGGCCGTCATGCAGGCGGCGATTGCCGACCAGCGCAAGGCCGAGACCTTGACCGTACTGGCGGCCCGCGAAGCGGCTGCGGCGCGCGGTACCGCCGTTCAGACCGAGATGTCGCTGGCACTCGCACAGGCTCGGCAGCGGGAGGCAGCTGCAACGGCATCCGTGGCCGCGGCTCAGGCTGGCCTGCGCACTGCCTCCACTGGCCTGCTGGCCGTGCTGGGCGGCCCGATGGGGCTGGCCCTGCTTGCCGGCACTGCGGCGGCATCGTTCCTGCTGCTGCGCGACAACGCCGACCAGGCGGGCGTCAGCCTAGACGACCTGCACAAGCCCGTGCAGCAGTTGCGCGAGGAGTTCGCCAAGCTCAACCGGGACCAGCGCGAGGCCTCGCTGGTGAAGTGGCAGCAGGAGCAGATCAACGCCACCGACAAGGTCAAGGAAGCCTACGGCACGCTGTCCCAGTCGATCCGCTCGGCGATGGTTACGGCGCCGGCGCGGGACTCCAATGGGCTCTATACCCAGCAGTTGCGCGACTACCAGTCGCTGATCGAGCGGCTGAACCAGGCGCGAGCCTCTGGCCAGGATCTGTCGCCGATCCTGAAGGAAGTGGCCGACCGTATGCAGGTGCCGGCCGGCACCCTGCAGCAGTGGATCAGCCAGGCCGGCGCGATCGGTGATGCGGATCACCGCTCAGGCCTGATCGCCGAAACCTTGCGAGTGCTGACCGGGGTTACCCAGGAAAACACGGCGGCTACCAACGCCAACAACGCCGCAAAAATCGGCATGAGCAGCGCCGGGCAGACCTACCTGGAGACGCTGCAGAAGCAACTGGGCGGCCTGCAGGACAACAACGACGCGATCAAGGCGGCGAATCGGTTCATTGCCAACAACACCGACCTCACCGATACCGACCGTCAAGCGATTCTCTCGGCTGCGAACGCGATCGAGGCGCAGAAGAAAGCCAACCAGGCGGCGACGGCGAGCGGCAAAGCGCGCACGAAGTCGCTGCAGGATGAGGTCAAGGCGCTGGATGCGCTGATCGACAAGGCGCTGCCGGAGAAGAAGCGCCTGGAGGACCTGGCCGAGGGCGTGGAGAAGCTGCGCAAGGCGCAGGCCGCCGGCAAGATCACCAGCGACGAGATGGAACTCGGCATCAAGAACCTGAACGAGGCCTATGCCGACGGCTCGATCCAGAAGCGCATCCAGCAGGAACAGAAGCTGGCGGAGCAGCGGCGCAACAGCGCCGATGCCTATCGAAAGGCGATGGAGGTGGTGCTGCAGGCGCGCCAGGATGCGATCAACTCTGATGTGGCCGGCATCGGCCTCGGAGACGATGAGCGCGACCAGGCGCAGCGGCTAGACGCCGTGCGGAAGAAGTACGCCGACCTTCGGCGCGAGTTGGAGGCGCAGCAGGAGGACGCCAGCCGGCGCCTTGGCCCGGCGGCCTACGAGCAGCGGCTGGCGGATCTGGCGGACTTCCAGGCGCGCGAGTTGCAGATGGAGGTCGACGGTTATGGCGCGCGGCTCGATGCTCAGCGGGACTACCGCAACGGCGCACGCCGGGCGTGGCAGAACATCCAGGCCGACGCGGCGGACGTCGCATCGGCCACCGATGACATGCTCACCACTGGCTTCAACACCGCTAGCAACGCCCTGGCCGACTTCGCCACCACCGGCAAATTCAAGTTCCGCGACTTCGCCAGTAGCGTGATCAACGACATGGCGCGGATTGCCAGTCAGCAGGCGGCGACGGGGCTTCTCAGTGGTGTGCTGGGCGCGGGTGTCTCGGCTTTCAGCGGATGGATGGGGGGCTCTGCCACGGCCGGCGCCTCGGCTTCCGGCTACACCGGCAACGCTTACGCGAACTGGGCCGCCGCCCAGGCAGACGGCGGCGCCTGGGCCAATGGCGTGCAGTTCTTCGCCAACGGCGCGGCCTTCACCAACTCCATTGTCAGCCGGCCGACCGCGTTCGGCATGGCGGGCGGCCGCACAGGAGTCATGGGCGAGGCTGGGCCGGAGGCGATCCTGCCGCTGGCTCGCGGCGCTGATGGCTCGCTGGGAGTTCGCTCGGTGGGTGGCGGCGGTGGTACTGCTCTGCAGGTGAATGCGCCTGTCGCGGTCACTGTTGAAGACCGCAGTTTGGAAGGCATGGAGTTGGACCAGGAGGTGCTGCAGCAGAACATGCAGATGCAGATGAAGGCGGCGGCAGAGCGCGCCGTCGCTGATTCGTGGCGCCCTGGCGGCGTCAGCTACCGCAACGCGGCCGGGAGGGGCTGATGGCAATCGAGACATTTACCTGGGTGCCCGATGACGGGGCTGATGTCGACGGCACCCTGCGCACTCGCACGTCGCAGTTCGGCGATGGGTATGCCCAGGAGTCGGGCGACGGACTCAACGGCGAAAGCCAGAGTTGGTCGCTGACCTTCGGCGGCCTTCCGGATGAGGTGGGCCCTATCCTCGACTTCATCCGTCGGCACAAGGGCTATCGGTCGTTCCTCTGGACTCCGCCCGGCGGTGACCTGGGCCTTTACAAGTGCAAGGCCTACCGCAAGCAGCGTCGCCCCGGTTCGATTGAAGTTCTGTCGCTCACCTTCGATCAGGCGTTTCACCCATGAACCTCATTCTGCAGATCCAGAAGCTGGAGCCAGGCTCCGAGATCATGCTGTTCGAGCTGGACGGCAGCGAGTTCGACGCTGACGTGCTGCGCTTCCACGGCCATGCCATTCCGCACACCCCGCAGGAGCTGGCCGCCGCCGGCGCCAACGCGGATCAGTTGCCCGCGAAGTCGATATGGTGGCAGGGTCAGGAGTACGCCGCCTGGCCGGTACAGATCAGCGGCATTGAGGCGAACGGGGACGGCACCGCGGTTCGCCCGAAGTTCTCAGCGGGGAACGTCAGCGGGCGCCTGACTGCGCTTTGCCTGGCCTTCGATGACTTGGCCAACTTCCAGCTGACTATCCGCGAGACGCTGGCTGAGTTCCTGGACGCGCAGAACTTCCCCGGCGGCAACCCGGATGCGGACCCCACGCAAGAGTCGATCAGCATCTGGTACATCGACCAGAAGACCGGCGAGGACAACCAGGTGGTCGAGTGGGAGCTGGCCAGCCCTGGCGATGTTGGCAACGAAGCGATCGGGCGGCAGATGACCACGCTCTGCCACTGGTGCATGACCGGCGGCTATCGTGGCCCCGACTGCGGCTACACCGGCCCTTATTTCGACATCGACGACAACCCGACCGACGACCCTGCGAAGGACCAGTGTGCCGGCCTCTATCGGTCCTGCAATAAGCGTTGGGGGCAGGGCAATCAGTTGCCCTTCGGCGGTTTCCCGGCCGTGTCCCTGATTGCCCGGAGCTGACCATGCGTAAGCAGATCCTGAGCGCCATTCAGGCGCATGCGGCCGAGGAGTACCCGCGCGAGGCCTGCGGCTTGGTGGTTGGCGCCGGCCGGCGGCAGCAGTACGTCCGTTGCCGAAATACGGCCAGCCAGCCGCGGGAAGAGTTCCGCCTGCACCCGGAGGACTACGCTGCGGCGGAAGACCTGGGCGAGGTGGTGGCCATCGTGCACAGCCATCCGGACGCCACCAGCAGGCCGTCACCGCACGACCTCGCCATGTGCGAGGCGTCGGGCCTGCCCTGGCACATCCTCAGTTGGCCGGAGGGCGACCTGCGCACCATCGCGCCGCAGAGCAACATCCCGCTGCTGGGAAGGCCGTTCGTTCATGGCGCCTGGGACTGCTGGCAGGTCTGCGCCGACTGGTACCAGCGCGAGTTGGGCCTGGAGTTCGAGCGCTTCGCGCGCGAGGACGGCTGGTGGGAGCAGGCCGATGGGCCGAGCCTGTATGAGCAGCACTTCCAGGCGGCCGGGTTCTGCCCTGTCGACCAGCCGCGGCGCGGCGACATGATCGTCTTCGAGGTCGGGCGCACGCAGCACCCGAACCACGCCGGCATCTACCTCGGTACCGACGCGGCTCTGCCCGGGGAGGACAGCAAGGTCTTCGGCGCCGGGCCATTCCTGCTGCACCACCTCTACGGCAAGCCAAGCGAGATCGTCGTCTACGGCGGGAACTGGGCTGAGCGGGCGCGGCTGGTGCTGCGGCACCGTCAAGCCAGGGCATAGCCTGTGCTACGCTCCGGCGTTTGGAAGTGCTGGCAGGGCTGGCAAAGTGCAAAAGCTCATAGTGATTTTGCTTGCGGTGATCGTTGTATTGATTGCGCCCTGGACGCTTGCGGTGCTGTTTGCGGGTGTGTTGGCGTACGGTATTTGGCTGGCGGTGGTAGGGCTGATCACGGCAATCTTTGTGGCCGGGTACATGTACAAGAACAGCGAAGGTCGCCGGCAGCGCCGAATTCAGAAGGTCGTCGACGCGGCGAATAAACGGAATAGATCTCAGGGGATGAAGCCATGAAGAAGTTGATTGGGCTGGCCATGTTGATGGCGCTGGTGGGGTGTTCCACAAACCAGACTTCAGCCGAGAACGCCGAGCGAGTTCCGGCTTCACGTGTCTCTTACAACGGGTCCGGTGATTCCAGCGTGCAGATCACTCGTGATAGTGGCGCTCTTGGTTCTGGCTGCTATCTCGGTATCTTCTGGGATGGGCAGTTGGCGGCTCGTATTGGAAGTGGTGAAACGGTAAGGCTTTCGGTGCCTTCCGGCGAGCACCTAGTTGGTATGGGCGATGACCCACATGGTAATGGCCTGTGCGCTATAGGCGGCAATGCCATGCGCGAAGTGCCCGCCAACCTCAAGCCTGGGCAAAACAGGCGCTATAGGGTTTCAGGTGATATGGGCGGATTCCAGATCGCGCCCAGTTCCTTCTGAAGTAGATAGGCCGCCTCCGGGCGGCCTTGTAGTTTATGGAGATGTGAAATGCTCGGTTCTACTCCTACGATCATCAAGCTATCCGGCCCTCTGATTCGGGAATTTGGCCGCGAGCACACGCGATTTCTCGACACCGGGTCGGTGCATGAGGCGTTCAGCGCTCTTCGAAATACCCTGCCTGGCTTTAAGGAAGCGATCGCCAGGCTTCGGGCCTTGGGGATGCGGTTCGCGATTTTCCGTAATCGGAAGAATGTGGGCGAGGATGCTTTTGCTGGGAGCGGAGCGCGGGAGATTCGCATTGTCCCGGTGATCGCAGGCAGCAAGCGCGCAGGGCTGCTGCAGACAATCGTCGGTGTGGCGCTAATGGTTGCCAGTATCTGGACTGGACCCACTACCTTTCAGATCGGCGCGGCGCTGACGTTGGGCGGTGTTGCTCAGATGCTCAGCCCCCAAGCCAAGGGCCTGAGCCAATCAGCCGCCCCGGAAAACCTGCCCAGCTACGCCTTCGGCAGTGCGAAGAACACCACCGCCAGCGGTAACCCTGTGCCGCTCTGCTATGGGTACAGGCGCTGGGGTGGCGCGATCATCAGCGCCTCGATCTATGCCGAAGACAAGATCTGACCGGACCGTTCAACACCAACCGCCAAGAGGCGGTTTTTTTATGCTTGGAGAAACGCATGGGCGCCGATGTTCAACAGCACCTCACTGGCCGCAAGGGCGGCAGCAGCAAGCCCAAGCAACCGTCGATCGCGCGCGACAGCCTGCAGTCGGTGGCCACCGCCAAGCTTCTGCTGGCGGTGGGCGAGGGCGAGTTCGCCGAGGGGCCGAGCGACCAGGACATCTACCTGGACAACACCCCGCTGATGGACGCCAGCGGCAACGTCAACTTCCCCAACGTGAAGTGGGAATGGCGCAGCGGCAGTGTCGATCAGGACTACATCCCCGGCATCCCCTCGGTGGAGAACGAGACCACGGTGAACGTGGAGCTGCGCAGCGACATTCCGTGGGTGCGTTCGGTGACCAACACCCAGTTGTCCGCCGTGCGCCTGCGCTTCGCCTGGCCGGCCCTGCAGAAGCAGGAGAGCAGTGGGGACGTGAATGGCTACCGGATCGAGTATGCCGTAGACGTCAGCACCGACGGCGGCGCCTACCAGCAGGTGCTGCTGGATGCTGTCGACGGCAAGACCACCAGCCGCTATGAGCGGAGCCAGCGCATCGACCTGCCGGCGGCGACCACTGGCTGGCAGGTGCGCGTGCGCCGGATCACGCCGAACCAGAACAGCAGCCTGATCGCCGACACCATGCTGATCGCAGGTCTGACTGAGGTGATCGACGCGAAGCTGCGCTACCCAAACACAGCTCTGCTCTACATCGAGTTCAGCGCAGAGCAGTTCAGCAACATCCCGGCCGTCACCGTCGAGTGCAAGGCCCGCAAGGTCCAAGTGCCGACCACCTACGACCCGGAGCTGCGCACGTACACCGGCGTCTGGGATGGCAGTTTCAAGAGCGCCTGGACCAACAATCCCGCGTGGATCACCTACGACATCAGCACCAACGCGCGCTTCGGCCTGGGCAAGCGGATCAAGCCCTGGATGGTGGACAAGTGGGAGCTCTACAAGATCGCCCAGTATTGCGACCAATTGGTGCCAGACGGGAAGGGCGGCCAGGAGCCGCGCTTTCTGTGCGATCTGAACCTGCAGTCGCGCTCCCAGGCATGGACGCTGCTGCGGGATATCGCGGCGATCTATCGTGGGATGAGCTATTGGGCGCAGGGCCAGCTTGTGTCGCAGGCCGACATGCCGCGGACTGCCGACTTCGACTACGTATTCACCCGGGCGAATGTGATTGACGGGAAGATGACCTACGGCGCCGCCTCGGCTCGCACCAGATACAGCCGCGCCCTGGTCAGTTACGACAACCCGGCGAACAACTACGACACCGACGTGACGGGCTATTCCGACGCGCCGTTGCTGCGTCGCTATGGCGACAACCCGGTGGAGCTGTCTGCCATCGGATGTACGCGAGAGAGCGAGGCGCAGCGGCGCGGAAAGTGGGCGGTGCTGACCAGCGTGCAGGACCGCACCATCACCTTCGCCACCGGTATGGAAGGCCGGATTCCGCTGCCGGGCTACATCATCCCGGTGGCTGACTCTCTGCTGGCCGGCCGCGAGATTGGCGGACGGATCTCGGCTGTTGCTGGCCGCGTGGTAACGCTCGATCGCGTCACTCAAGCCAAGGCCGGTGATCGCCTGATCATCAACCTGCCGAGCGGGCGCGCCGAGGGCCGGACGGTGCAGTCGGTCAACGGCAAGGCCGTCACCGTCACCGCAGCCTACTCGGAGACGCCGGAGCCGAAACTGTGCTGGGCGCTCGACGCCGATGACCTGGCTGTCCAGCTCTATCGGGTGATGAGCACCAAGCGTGACGAAAACGGCCAGTGGACCATCAACGGCCTGCAGTACGAGCCGAGCAAGTTCGACCACATCGATACCGGCGCACGGCTGGAGGAGCGCCCGATCAGCATCATCCCGGTCACCACCGTGCAGCCACCGGCCAGCGTCACGCTCTCGTCGCGCTGGACAATCGACCAGGGGCTGGCGGTGAGCACCATGACGATCACCTGGCCGGCAGTGGAGGGCGCCGTCGCCTACGACGTGGAATGGAAGAAGGACAGCGGCAACTGGATCCGCCTGCCGCGTGCCGGCACCACCAGCGTCGATGTGACCGGCATCTACGCAGGTGGATATCTGGCGCGAGTGCGCGCGGTTTCGGCCTTCGACATCACGTCGGTCTGGAAGAGTTCGATCCTGACCCAGCTCAGCGGTAAGACCGGCGCGCCGCCGGCGCTGGCGTTCCTGCGTACCACCAGCGGACCGTGGAAGATCGGTCTGGAGTGGGGATTCCCGGCCAGTGGCGCGGCGGACACCGCCTACACCGAGATCCAGCAGTCGGTCACCCCGGGCGGCAGCGAACAGAACGCAACTGCCCTGGGCTTGTTCGCATACCCGACCGATACCCACACGCTGACCTCGCTGGCGGCCGGCGCTCGCCTGGCCTTCCGCGGGCGGCTGATCGACAGGACCGGCAACGTCGGCCCCTGGTCGGCCTGGGTCGACGGCATAAGCTCGACGGATGCGAGCGAGTACAACGAGCTGATCACCAAGGAGTACGTCGAGTCCGCGCTGGGTGAACAGTTCTTCGCCGAAATCGATCAGATTTTTTCATGCCCGGAGGAAAGCATGGGCGCAGTTCATTCGCACCTGGCCGGCCGCAAGGGCGGCAGTAGCAAGCCGAAACAGCCGGTCGAGGCACCCGACAGCCTGCGCTCGGTCGCGATGGCCAAGATCCTGCTCGCCGTGGGCGAAGGCGAGTTCGCCGGCGTTCCGAGCGAGCGCGATATCTACCTCGACAACACCCCGCTGATGGACCCGAGCGGTAACCTGAACTTCCCCAACGTTAAGTGGGAGTGGCGCGCGGGGTCGGTGGACCAGGACTACATCCCGGGCATCCCTGCCGTTGAGAATGAAACCAGCGTCAACGTCGAGTTGCGCAGCGATACGCCCTGGGTGCGCTCGCTGAGCAATACCCAACTTTCCGCAGTGCGCCTGCGCTTCGCCTGGCCGGCGCTCCAGCAGCAGGACACCAACGGCAACATCGGCGGGTACCGGATCGAATATGCCGTAGATCTGGCCACCGACGGCGGCGCCTATCAGGAGGTGCTGCGCGAGGCCGTCGATGGCAAGACCACCACCCGCTACGAGCGCTCCCGCCGGATCGACCTGCCGGCGGCAACCAGTGGCTGGCAGTTGCGCGTGCGGCGCCTGACGCCGAACCAGAACAACAACCGTATCGCCGACACCATGCTGATCGCCGGCTACACCGAGGTGATCGACGCGAAGCTGCGCTACCCGAACACGGCCCTGCTGTACGTCGAGTTCAGCGCAGAGCAGTTCAGCAACATTCCGGCTGTCACAGTCGACTGCCGCGGGCGGAAGGTCCAAGTGCCGAGCAACTACGATCCGGAGACCCGGGCCTACCTCGGCATCTGGGACGGCACGATGAAACAGGCCTGGACCGACAACCCGGTCTGGCACACCTACGACATCGTGACCAACGATCGTTTCGGTGTGGGTAAACGCATCAAGGCCTGGATGGTCGATCGCTGGGAGATGTACCGGATTTCCCAGTACTGCGACCAGTTGGTGCCGGATGGGAAGGGTGGCCAGGAGCCGCGACACACCTGCAACCTGAACCTGCAAAGCCGCGCCGGGGCCTGGGAGTTGCTGCGCGACCTCACCGCTATCTACCGCGGCATGGCGTACTGGGCCCAGGGCCAACTGAAGATCCAGGCGGATATTCCGCGCGCCACCGACGTCGATTTCGCCTACACACGGGCCAATGTCATCGACGGCCGCTTCAGCTACGGCTCGGCCAGTGAGCGCACTCGCTACAGCCGTGCCTTGGTCAGCTACGACAATCCGGCGAACAACTACGACACCGACGTGGCTGTGGCCACCGATAAGCGCCTGCAGCGGCGTTACGGTGACAACCCGGTCGAGGTGGCAGCCATTGGCTGCACCCGCGAGAGTGAGGCCCAGCGGCGCGGAAAATGGGCGATCCTGACCAACAGCCAGGATCGCACGGTAACGTTCCGTACCGGTATGGACGGGGCGATTCCGCTGCCGGGATGGGTGATTCCGGTGGCTGACGCGCTGTTGGCTGGACGGGAGATCGGCGGGAGGATCTCGGCGGTTGCTGGCCGAGTGATCACCTTGGATCGCGATACTCAGGCGAAGGCTGGCGATCGGCTGCTCCTGAACCTGCCCAGCGGTAAGGCTGAGGCGCGAACCGTGCAGTCGGTAGCCGGGCGCGCGGTGACCGTGACGACAGCCTACAGCGAGACTCCGCTACCGGAATTGGTCTGGACCCTCGATGCCGACGACCTGGCGGTGCCGCTCTACCGTGTGATGAAAGTCAGCCAGCCGGAGCGCGGTGTCTTCGAGATCACTGCGCTGCAGTATGAGCCCGGGAAGTTCTCAGCGATCGACACTGGCGCCAAGTTGGAGAGCCGGCCGATCAGCGTTATCCCGATCACCACCGTGGCGCCGCCGGCGAGCGTCACGCTGACCTCGCACTACCAGTTCGATCAGGGGTTGGCGGTCAGCACGATGACCATCGCCTGGCCCCCCGTGGAAGGGGCTGTCGCCTACGACGTCGAGTGGAAGAAGGACAGTGGAAACTGGATCCGCCTGCCGCGTGCCGGCACCACCAGCGTCGATGTGACCGGCATCTACGCAGGTGGATACCTGGCGCGAGTGCGTGCGGTATCGGCGTTCGACATCACGTCGGTCTGGAAGAGCTCGATCCTGACCCAGCTCAGCGGTAAGACCGGCGCGCCGCCGGCGCTGGCGTTCCTGCGTACCACCAGCGGACCATGGAAGATTGGTCTGGAATGGGGATTCCCGGCCAGTGGCGCGGCGGACACCGCCTACACCGAGATCCAGCAGTCGGTCACCCCAGGCGGCAGCGAGCAGAACGCAACTGCCCTGGGCTTGTTCGCATACCCGACCGACACCCACACGCTGACCTCGCTGGCGGCCGGCGCTCGCCTGGCCTTCCGCGGGCGGCTGATCGACCGGACCGGCAACGTCGGCCCATGGTCGGCCTGGGTCGACGGCATCAGCTCGACGGATGCGAGCGAGTACAACGAACTGATCACCAAGGAGTATGTCGAGTCCGCGCTGGGCGAGCAGTTCTTCGCCGACATCGACCAGATTGCGTTTGGTGGAGCCGGGGGGATTTGA